GTCCATAACGGCATCTCGATGCGTATTGTTCGTCAGTACGACATCAACAATGACCGTATGCCTTGTCGTATCGACGTTCTGTACGGGTACAGCGTCATCCGTCCGCAAATGGCCGTGCGCCTCTGGGGCTAACTTGAGATGGGGCTTTGGCCCTGTTTCAACCATCTTCTTAAAAGGAAATTATCATGGCTCTCCCTAATGGTTCTGGCGGTTACCAACTCGGTGACGGCAACACTGGCGAAATTCTGTTTGTTGCGCAACCCACGCCAACTTCAATTGCTGCCGGCAACGCTACGTTGACTGCGGCTCAGTTGGCGACTAAGATTCTTCTTGGCTCGCCAGGCACCAGCGCAGCAGCGTACACGCTGCCGACTGCTGCTTTGATGGACGCTGCGTTCCCCAGCATGCCCAACAATTCGTCTTTTGACTTCACCGTGATCAACGTTGATGGCTCAAGCTCCGGCGTCATCACGATGACCGCAACCGCAGGTACGGGTTGGACGATTGGCACTTCTGGGTCGCAAGGCCTTATGACTGTTGCTGCTACCGCAGGCACCTCAATTAGCTTCCGCGCTCGCAAAACGGGCGATGCTACTTGGGCGTTGTACCGCCTCTAATTGAGGCACTCCCCTCCTGTGCTCACAAGGCGCAGGAGGGCCAAATTCTAGGGGCGATCTGTGGTAATCTATCTGAAGCACCCTGTACACGGCACCAAAGTTGCTATGGCAGAACTTGAGGCCGAGCAAGATGAGAAGAACGGCTGGGTAAGGTATACTCCGGGCGAGCAGGCACCAGTGAATGAACTGAGGCGCCGTCGCAAGGAGTCTGAATGACCACCACTGCCGGGGACCAGATCAACGGGGCGCTGCGCCTGATCGGCCAACTAGCCGAGGGTGAGACGCCTTCCGCTGCTACGTCCCAGGACGCGCTCACTGCCATGAATCAGATGATTGATTCGTGGAGCACTGAACGTCTGGCGGTGTTCAGCACCCAAGACCAAGTGTTCAGTTGGCCTCCCGGCGCTATCAGCCGCACGCTTGGCCCGACCGGCGACTTTGTTGGCAACCGGCCAATTCTGCTAGACGACTCGACGTACTTTCGCGATCCCGCGAACAACATCTCGTTTGGCATCAAGATTCTCAACCAGCAGCAGTACAACGGTATTGCGGTAAAGACTGTGACCAGCACCTACCCACAGGTGATCTGGGTCAACATGACCTACCCCGACATCGAGATGTACATCTACCCGGTGCCAACCAAAGTGTTGGAGTGGCACTTTGTCTCGGTGTCTGAGTTGACCCAGCCGGCCACGCTGGCGACGGTGTTGTCCTTCCCGCCAGGCTATCTGCGGGCGTTCCGGTACTGCCTGGCCTGTGAGATCGCTGCTGAGTTTGGTGTCGAGCCATCGCCGCAAGTCTCGCGGATCGCCATGACATCCAAGCGCAACTTGAAGCGCATCAACAACCCGGATGACATCATGTCGCTGCCGTACAGCATCGTAGCTTCTAGACAAAGATATAATATTTTTGCAGGAAACTACTAAGTATGTTTAACCTGCCTGGAGCCGGAAATTAAGACCCCCATTCTAGGGCAGTCATACGTTGCCCGCAGCATCAACGCTGCGGACAACAGGCTCGTCAACCTGTTCCCCGAAGCCATCCCTGATGGCGGCAAGGAAGCCGGGTTCTTGAACCGCGCCCCAGGATTGCAGTTCCTCCAGACGGTCGGCACCGGGCCTATCCGGGGTTTGTGGGCGCACCAGACCAACGGGACGGACTTCTATGTTGTCTCGGGCATTCAGGTCTTCAAGCTCACCAGCACAACGGCAACGCCTGAACTGATTGGCTATGTGTCGGGCACAGGCCCAGTGTCCATCGCGGACAACGGCACCACCCTATTCTTTGCCTGCAACGGTCCTAGCTACACCTACCACGAACCAACAGGCTCGTTTGATGCGATCACCAGCCCCGACTTTGCCGGCGCTGTCACTGTCGCGTACATCGACCAACTGTTTGTCTTCAATGAGCCAAACAGTCAGAACCTGTGGTCTGTGGTCACGCAGACCCTGACCACGCCACCGGTGCAGATATACCCGCTGGTGTTCGACCCGCTGACGGTCGCCCCTGCGGATGGCTCTCCTGACGGTGTGGTGGCGATCAACGTAGACCACCGGCAGATGTGGGTGTTTGGTACTGACTCGGTCGAAGTTTGGTACAACGCTGGGCTTACCGGATTCCCGCTGACGCCTGTCCAAGGCGCGTTCAACGAGATCGGTTGTGCGGCTCCCTACTCGGTTGCCAAGCTCGACAATGCGCTGTTCTGGCTGGGCACTGACGCTCGCGGGCAGGGCATCGTCTACAAGAACAACGGCTACAGCGGCGTCAGGGTCTCGACCCACGCCATCGAGTACGCCATTGCCCAGTATGGCAACATCTCTGACGCGGTAGCCTACACCTACCAGCAAGAGGGCCACGCCTTCTACGTCCTGAACTTCCCGTCAGCCAGCAAGACCTGGGTCTACGATGTGTCGGTGCAAGCCTGGCACGAACGCGCCAGCGGCGATGAGGGCCAGTACCGGCACCGGTCGAACTGCCAGTGCAACTTCGGTGGCACGATCATCGTTGGCGACTTTGAGAACGGCAACATCTACGCATTTGATCTGGATGTCTACGCCGACAACGGTCAAGTGCAGAAGTGGCTGCGGTCATGGCGGGCGCTGCCAACCGGCCAGAACAACCTGAAGCGCACGGCGCACCACTCGCTGCAACTCGACGCCGAGACTGGCGTCGGGCTGAACGGGATCGACCCCTCTACGCCGCTGGAACCTTTGTTGGCTGAAACATACGTCGACACTTATCTTACGTCAGAAGCAAGCGACCGCATAATAAGCGAAGCAGACGATTACATTACAGCCTCGCTACTAGGTGGGGAAGAAGACTTATTGACGGAATCCGGGGAAGACCTTTTGGTTACGGTTGCTACAGTCCAAGGTGTCAACCCGCAAGCCATGCTGCGCTGGTCGGACGATGGCGGGCACACCTGGTCAAACGAGCACTGGCGCTCGATGGGCGCTATCGGCCAGTACGGATACCGCACCATCTGGCGGCGGCTGGGTATGACCGAGAAGCTCCGCGACCGGGTCTACGAGGTGTCGGGCACTGACCCGGTGAAGATCGCCATCATAGGCGCTGAACTGTTCATCACCCCGACCAATGCTTAATCTCACCCAAGTCCCGGCGCCGCGTGTGCCCATCGTTGACAGCAACACAGGTCTGGTGTCGACGGAGTGGTTTCGGTTCTTCAATGGGCTGTACGCAATTGTTGGGGAAAACCAGAACACCCTTCAGCCAGTCAACGGCGGCACGGGCTTGTCGGCCATACCGACGAATGGCCAACTGCTCATTGGCAACGCTGTCGGGTACACACTCAACACACTGACGCCAGGCGCTGGCATTGGGGTGACCAACGCCGCTGGCAGCATCACCCTTGCCAACACGGGCGTTCTGTCTTGGGCTGGCGGCGTCACCGGCCTGACCCCGGCTGCGCCAACCACCGGCGCGGTCACCCTAGCCGGCGTCCTTAACGTTGCAAGCGGCGGCACCAGTGCGTCCACAGCTAGCATCGTCTCGTTCAACAATATTACCGGCTACAGCGCCGCTGGCGCTACCGGCACGACCAGCACAAACCTGGTTTTTTCTGCGTCTCCGGTATTTTCTGGAAGCGTTGGTATCGGCGCAACGCCAGCCGCATCCGCCGTGCTGGATGCACAATCAACCACCCAAGGCGTGCGTTTCCCCAACATGACCACAACGCAGAAGAACGCCATCAGCGCTCCTGCCGCCGGTCTGGTGATCTTTGATACCACGCTTGCCAAACTCTGCGTTTACTCTGGCGCGGCCTGGCAAACCATTACATCCGTCTAAGGCTACGCCATGAGCGCAACTCTTTCTCCCCCTCCAAAGTTGCAGTTCTTCACTGCTGGCGGCATCCCGCTGGTCGGTGGGCACTTGTACACCTACGCGGCAGGCACCACCACCCCCTTGGCGACCTACACCGACGCTAGCGGCACCACGCAGAACCCGGTGGACATCGAACTTGACGCCCGAGGCGAGGCGCCCAACGGTGTGTGGCTGAACGGCGCAGCGTACAAGTTCGTGTTGGCGTCTGCTGACGCTCCTGCGGTTCCCATCTGGACTGTCGACAACATCGAAGCGCAAGAGGCTATCAACGACCTGCTTGCGTTTGAGGCACTGCTGGCCGGCAGCACAGGCTCGACTCTGGTTGGCTTCACGCAGACCGGGCCAGGCACCACGCGCACGGTCCAGAGCAAACTAAGCGACTCCTACAGCGTTGCCGACTTCGGGTTCTCCACCAGCGGCAGCGCCGCCGCCAACACCACTGCGTTTGCCAACGCTTGGAACGTTTCTCGCCAACTGACCATCCCGGCAGGAACCTACAACGTTACCAGTCTGCCCAACTTTGCAATCTTGGGCGCTCGCATCTACGGCATTGGGCGGGTTGTGCTCAACATCACCGGCGCTGGGCCGGGGCTGGTTGTTGATGCTGGAGCGGCTCCATCCACTACGGTTGTGCAAGACATTGTGATTGACAACCTGACGATCAACTGCACAGGCGCAGCGACCATCGGCGTCTTCATCCGGGGCATCACGCACAGCCAGTTTAATCGGCTGCGGCCTATCAATTTCCCCGCCTACGCCATGCTGTGCAACTTCATGGTGTCCAACTCGTTCTATGACTTTTGCCATTCTGGCAATGAGCCTGGCCTCGTTACACCATCTGTGATTGGTGTTGGTCTTGGCTTGCGCAATGCTGGCGAACAATGTTCTAACTGCACTTGGATCAACCTCATCATCGAGGGGACCAGCGGCAACGGGCTGGTGTTGGACGAAACCGCCATGAACACCTTTGTCGGTGGAACGGTTGAGGGCAACGGTTTTACCTCCGGCTACGGCGGCATCCTCATTGGTCCCAATAACAGTGAAAACACGTTTATTGGAATGGACCTTGAGGCCAACGGTATTCTTGGAGACGCGACAACGTTCCACATCAAGAATTCTGGCCTAAGAACTTCGTTCATTAACGTCCTAGCCGACAACACTTTGAGCGGGCTTGTGTGGATGTATGGCGGCAACAGCGCGGCGTTTCATGGCGGGGAAATTTACAATCTACAGATTGACGCGGGCGTCAAGAACACCGTTACCTATGGCTTAGGCTACAACGGCACCATCACCAACAACGGCACCGACACCCGCCACATTCAACTCTTCAACATCACCGGCGCAACCACGCTGCCCGACTCCTACGTCACCAAGAGCACTTGGACACCGGTTGCAACCAATCTGACGATTGTTGGCACTCCGACCTATGTCGGCACCTTTGAGCGCATTGGTGACTTCGTCAGCTTCACGATTCGCGTGACCAGCACCACCAGCACCGCAGCGACGGCAGGTACAACCTCTTTCAGCACGCCCACCTCGACCGTGGTGGCTGGCACTTGCGTTGCCGCATCGAACGTCACGGCACTTGGGTTCGGCACCGGCTTGGTCAACAGCAACGTCATCTATGTGCCGACCTGGGCGGCAAGCGCCGACGTTGTCATCACTGGTCAATATTTCGCAGCATAAGGAGCCATCATGGCCGGCGTCAAAATATCAAACCTTCCTGCAGCCGGTGCAATCACCGGCACTGAGCTTGTCGCAGTGGTGCAGGGCGGCGTCACCAAGCAGTCAACGGTTACCGCCACGCAGACCACCGTATCTGGCGGCACTACCGGCCTGACACCGGCGACCGCAACTGCTGGCGCCGTTACGCTTGCTGGCACCTTGGCAGTTGCCAATGGCGGTACGAACGCTACCGCAACGCCTACGGCGGGCGCTGTGCCTTACGGCACCGGCACAGCCTACGCATTCTCTGCCGTCGGCACTGCGGGCCAGGTTCTGCAATCAAACGGCGCAAGCGCCCCGACTTGGGCAACGGTAACAGGGACTGGCACCGTCACCAGCGTAGCAGCTACCGTACCGGCGTTTCTGAGCGTCACCGGGTCGCCAATCACTACTGCTGGAACGCTTGCCCTTGCCTACTCCGGCACGGCGATCCCGGTGGCCAACGGCGGTACAAACGCTATCACCGCCAGCATTGCATCGTTCAACAACATCACTGGATACACAGCGGCAGGCGCAACGGGCACCACAAGTACCAACCTAGTCTTTTCGGAGTCTCCTTCGCTTACCGGCACTGTTGCCATTCCGACCAAAGTTCTGGTGGGTGGGCCTACGTCTAGCGCAAGTGCATTTGGCGTTCAAGTGTTTGGGGCTGCTACTACGTTTGCACCCAGCATAATACAACGAGGCTATTCCGACACCGCTGCCAGCGCTGCCGTATATATTCTTAAAACTCGCGGCACAACGGCTACGTCCACCACTGCGGTGCAGCAAAACGACTCGCTTGGCGCGTGGTTGTTTGGCGGCGCAGATGGCACAAGCAATCAATTCCTAGCCAACATGTCGGTGTATGTTGACGGTGCGGTGTCTGCGGGAACTGTCCCTACAGCCTTCTCGTTTGCCACCGGCACCAACAACAGCACCCTGCCGCCAGTGGCTAGGATGCAGATCAGCAGCACCGGCAACATTGGCTTCAACAACGGACAACCCGCTGTCTGGGGCACCAATGCTGAAAAAGTCATCGGCATTGGCGACGGCACCGCGCCGACAACCTCCCCAGCAGGCATGGGCCAACTCTACGTCGAGGCCGGCGCTCTCAAATACCGGGGCTCATCGGGCACCGTCACCACGATTGCAGCGGCATGAAAACTCCAGCCTGGCAAAGAGCCGAAGGAAAGAACCCCGAGGGCGGCTTGAACGCCAAGGGCCGCGCCTCGTACAACAAGGCCAACCCCGGCAAGCCTGGGTTGAAGCCACCGCAACCCGAGGGTGGGGCGCGCAAGGACTCGTTCTGCGCTAGGATGGGCGGCGTGCCTGGCCCGATGAAGGACGCCAAGGGCGAGCCTACCCGCAAGGCGCTGGCGCTTAAAAAATGGAAATGTTGATCCATCACCACTTCAGTTCAGGTGTGTACGCCAAGGAGGCGCGCATTCCTGCGGGCTACTTGTGTGTGCAGCACAAGCACAAGTTTGACCACCTGTCTATCTTGGCTACTGGGTCGGTTGAACTGCTGGTTGATGATAAAGTATCGGTTGTTCACGCTCCTGCGTGCTTGACAATTAAAGCGGGGAAAGTCCATAGCATCCGCGCCATTACAGACGTGATGTGGTACTGCATCCACGCCACCGATTGCACCGACATCGAATCTGTCGATGAAGTCTTGATAGAGGAGCATTAACGTGCCTTTCGCCTTCCTTATCCCCGCTGCTGCCAGCCTCATCGGCGGCAAGATGTCTTCCGACGCCGCGTCCGATGCCGCTGCTCAAGCCAACGCTCAGAACCAAAGAGGGCTTGATCTTCAGCGGGAGATGTTCGACGAACAGAAGCGTCTCTCAGAACCGTATCGCCAGGCCGGCCTGACGGGTCAGAACCGACTGATGGAGATGCTAGGGCTAGGCGGTGACACAGGCGCAGCAGGGTACGGCAGGTACGCCAAAGACTTCAGTATGCAGGACTACCAACAAGACCCCGGCTATGCCTTTCGGTTGAGCGAAGGGCTGAAGCAGTTGGGTAGCCAAGCCCGCGCCCAAGGCGGCGCTGGCGGCGGGCGCACGATGATGGGAATTCAGAACTACGCGCAAGGTCTTGCCTCGCAAGAGTACGGCAACGCCTTCAATCGCTACCAGACCAACCGCGCCAACCAGCTTCAGCCGCTTGGCAGTTTAATGTCGTCTGGTCAGGCGGCAGCGGTTGGGCAAGCTGGCCAAGCAGGCCAGTACGGCGCCAACGCAAGCAATATGCTAAGTCAGATGGGCGTCAATACTGGCGGTGCTACCCTTGCTGGTAGTTCAGCGTACGGTAAAGCAATTGGGGATATTGGTGCGCAATTCGGACGAAGCCCGCCAAATTTTAACAACATGTTTGGCGGCGGCGTACCTTACGAGGGGACTTACTAATGGCTGCTCTTGATTTCTCCCAGCTTACGTCGCAGCCAAGTTTTGGAGAGCGATACGCGCAAGGCCAGCAACAAGCGTTGCAAAATCAGCTAGCCAAGCAGCAGATGCAAATGCAGTCCGAGAATGCTCTCGGTTTGCGAGAAGAACGGTCTGCATTAGCTGACCAACGCCGCGCCGCAACAGAAGGCGCCGCGCAAAGGCAAGCGTTCTTAACTGGACTTGGCGCAAAAATGAGCGAGGGCGGGCACAAATTGGATCGCCCTACGCTGTCCAGTATGCTGCAATTCGGGTTGATGAACAAAGAAGGCAGCGTAGTAGAACTAGCTACCAAAGGTCTT